CACCGAGTCAAGCGAGACATTGGAAGAAACAATACGATAACACGGGTATTGATATTCATGGTCTTGAACAATGGGAATACACTTATATCGCTGAGACATATCCTTCTGATATAGACTTCGATATTAAGAGTATCAATATCCTAAACATTGATATTGAGTGTGAATGTGAAGGTGGATTTCCTGAACCAACTGAAGCGATAGAAAGAGTCAACGCGATTACCATGAAACTCTTTGGACATAAAGAAACTCATGTAATCGGTATTGATAACTTTGATTACAAGAATGATGATCCTAATGTGATCTATCATAAGACAAGACACGAAAAAGAACTACTCTTAGAGTTTATGAGAATATGGGATGAACTAGAACCCGACATTGTTACAGGTTGGAATGTAGAAACATTTGATATCGCGTATCTTGTTAATCGTATCTGGAAACTTTTTGATTGGGATACAGTTCGAAAGTTATCACCCCACGAATTAATTACATCAAGAGAATGGTTGTATATGGGTCAGAAGAAAATGATTTCATACAACATAGCAGGTATAGCGATTCTTGATTATCTTGAAATGTATAAGAAGTTTACATACATTACAAGAGAAACATATCGATTGGACCACATAGCAGAAGTCGAATTGGGTAAGAATAAAATTGATTACTCAGAGTTCGGAGCGATGCATCTATTCTACAGAAATGATTATCAAAAATTCTTAGATTATAATATCAGAGATACAGAACTTGTTGAACAACTAGACGATAAACTACAACTCATGGAGTTAGTTATCACTATGGCATATCAAGCGAAGTGTAACTTCGAAGATGTATTTGGTTCAGTTCGATACTGGGATTTAGTTATTTACAATTTCTTAAAGAAACGGGGTATGGTTCCACCACCGAAGAAGATGTCTCAAGATTCGAGAATAATCGGAGCGTATGTAAAAGAACCTCAAGTAGGACAACATAAATGGGTAATGTCTTTTGACTTAAACAGTTTGTATCCTCATTTGATCATGCAGTACAACATGAGTCCTGATACTTATCAGAAGAAAATATTCAATCAAGATATTAGTGTTAAGAAGTTACTAGAAGGTGAAGTTGATCTCAGTATGTTAAACAATACAACGGTCACACCAAACGGAGCTTTATTCAGAACTGATAAACAAGGGTTTCTACCCGAACTCTTAGAAGAAATGTATGATCAGAGAGTCTTGTTCAAGAACAAGATGATTAATAAACAGAAAGAATTAGAAACTATTGACAAGAATGATTTAGTCAAAAGAAAAGAATGTGAGTACGAGATTGTCAAGTATCATAATAATCAAATGGTTAGAAAGATTGCACTCAACAGTTGTTATGGAGCTTTAGGTAATCAGTATTTCAGATACTTCAACAGAGAGATCGCGGAAGGTATTACTACTTCGGGTCAGTTGAGTATCAAGTGGGTAGAAAGAGCTGTTAACCAATTTCTTAATAAACTACTTGAGACCGATAAAGATTATGTTGTCGCGATTGATACAGATTCAATCTATGTAACATTTGAGGATTTGGTAGACAGATTGAATCCTAAGAATCCTGTACAGTTTCTTGATACTATAGCGAAAGAAAAACTAGAACCTATGATTAATGAATCGTATGAAGAACTAGCTTCGTATACAAACGCTTATCAGAACAAAATGGAAATGGGTCGAGAGGTCATAGCAGACAAAGGTATATGGACAGCAAAGAAAAGATATATTCTTAATGTTCATGATTCAGAAGGTGTAAGATTTAAAACACCAAAACTAAAAATGATGGGTATCGAGACAGCGAAGTCTTCAACACCAATGTGGTGTAGAAAGAAACTAGAAGAAGGTATTCGTACATTGATGAATGGTACAGAGAATGATGTACATGAATTTATTGAATCATCACGATTAGAATTTAACAAGTTACCAATAGAAGAAGTTTCATTTCCTCGAGGAGTGAGTGACATTAAGAAATATTATAACGCAGCTTCTATCTATAACAAAGGTACACCAATTCATGTACGAGGGTCACTACTTTACAATAATTATTTGTATAAATACAATATAGACAAGAAATATCCTGTGATACAGAATGGTGAGAAAGTAAAGTTTTGTTATATGAAATTACCTAATATTATGAATGAGAATGTTATTTCATTTGTCTCAGCGTTACCGAAAGAGTTTGAACTTGAACAATATATTGATTACGATTTACAATTTCAGAAATCATTTGTCGAACCTTTGGGTGTAATATTAGATAAGATCGGGTGGACTACTGAACCAGTAAGTACACTAGAATCATTTTTTGGGTAGAGATATGAAAAACTTGACAGATACCGATTCGGTGATATAATAGATATATGACTGAAATTCAATTACTCTTTTTGTCACTTCATTTAGTGACCTGGTTTATGTTAGGTCTTGTTCATATGCAAATCCAATCTTGGAAAAAAGAAATAAGACAACATATAGATTATGACAATAGTTTGAAAGCTATGAGAAAAGAAAAAAGAAACAGTTAAATTATGGAGATAAATTATGAGTTATTTGAAAAACTTAGTAAAAACAACAGGTAATGAGTTCGCTTCTATTGTAGAAGACGGAGTACAGGCAGCAGATGTAAGTGGTTACATCGATACTGGTTCGTACATCTTTAACGCTTTATTATCTGGTTCAATACACGATGGATTACCGAACAATAAGATCACAGCATTAGCAGGTGAATCAGCAACAGGTAAAACATTCTTCGCACTTGGAATGTGTAAACAATTCTTACAAGATAATCCCGATTCCGCGGTTATCTATTTCGAATCAGAAAGTGCAATCACAAAAGACATGATCGAGGAAAGAGGAATAGATTCTTCAAGAATCGTGATTGTACCTGTAACAACAATTCAAGAGTTCAGAACTCAATCGATTAAGATTCTTGATCAATATATGAAAGACAAGTCAGACATGAAGATGTGTTTTGTACTTGATTCATTAGGTATGTTGTCAACAACTAAAGAGATTGATGATACAGCGTCTGGAGCAGAGACCAAAGATATGACTAGAGCACAGTTAGTCAAAGGTACATTCAGAGTGTTGACTCTAAAATTAGGTAGAGCAGGTGTTCCGTTAATCGTAACTAATCATACTTATGATGAAATGGGACTATTCGCGAAGAAAGTAATGGGTGGAGGATCGGGTCTTAAGTACGCCGCTTCATCAATTATATTCTTGTCTAAGAAAAAAGAAAAAGACGGGAAAGATGTTATTGGAAATATTGTTCATTGTAAGAATGAGAAATCAAGACTTACTATTGAGAACAAAATGGTAGATGTAATGTTATCATACGAAACAGGTTTAGATAGATACTATGGATTGTTAGAACTAGCAGTCAAGTATGGTGTATTTAAACAATCATCAACAAGAATAGAATTACCCGATGGTACAACACAATTTGGTAAAACTATTAATAACAATCCCGAGAAGTATTTTACAGAAGAAGTACTTACACAATTAGACGAAGCAGCGAAAAAAGAATTTAAATATGGCAACCAGACTAGAACAGACGATACTCAAGAATCTGATACAGAATGAACCCTTTATAAGAAAGACATTACCTTACATTAAGAGTGATTTCTTTCAAGAAAGAGATGAAGAATTTCTTTACAAACAGATAAAAGAATACTTTCTAAAATATCAGACACCACCGACACCTGAAGCTCTCATCATTGATATTGATGAAATGGATGGTGTAGATCAACAACTTATATCAGATACTATGGTTCTGATTCGTGAGATTAAACAAGACACGACAGAAACACCTGATGAGTGGTTAGTTGATTCTACAGAGAAGTGGTGTAAAGATAGGGCAGTATACAATGGTGTAATGAGTTCTATCTCAATCATTCAAGACAAAGACGGACATCAAGGAGAGATACCTGAAATACTCAGAGAAGCATTATCTGTTTCGTTTGATCAAAATGTAGGTCATGATTTTATTGAAGACTGGAATGAACGATATGAGTTCATGCACAGAGAAGAAGAACGAGTACCTTTTGACTTAGACTTGATGAATAAAATAACTAAAGGTGGTCTACCAAACAAGACATTAAATATCTGTATGGCAGGTACTGGTGTAGGTAAATCTTTATTCATGTGTCATTGTGCATCATCATCTCTACTTCAAGGTAAAAATGTTTTGTATATCACAATGGAAATGGCAGAAGAAAAGATCGCGGAGAGAATCGACGCGAACTTACTTGACATATCATTGAATGATCTAGGTGATCTACCAAAGATGATGTATGAGAAAAAGATTACTAGAGTCAGAGAAAAGACTAAAGGTAAATTGATCATCAAAGAGTATCCGACAGCAACAGCTCATAGTGGTCATTTCAGACATTTATTACAAGAACTTGATTTAAAGAGAGACTTCAAACCTGATGTTATCTTTATCGATTACTTGAATATTTGTGCATCATTCAGAGTAAGACCTGGCAGTAATGTTAATACTTACACTTATGTTAAGAGTATAGCAGAAGAACTCAGAGGGTTAGCAGTTGAGTTTGATGTTCCAATCATGTCAGCAACACAAACAAATAGAACAGGTTTTGTATCTACCGATGTAGGACTTGAAGATACTTCTGAATCATTCGGATTACCAGCAACAGCAGACTTCATGTTCGCTTTGATAGCGACAGAAGATATGGACGAACTAGATCAAGTCATGGTAAAACAGTTAAAGAATCGATACAATGATCCTGGCTTCCATAAGAGATTTGTACTAGGTGTTGATAAATCAAAGATGAGACTGTATGATACTGAACAATCATCTCAAGATGAGTTAGTA